TTGCCGAGGTTGATCCGGTTGCCGGCATTGGTGATCGCCTGATCCGTATCGAGGCCCGCCTGTACAACACCGTAGTTGTACCCGGTCGCCGCGCGGTTACCCTGGATGTTGGCGAGATCTGAACCGGCCTGCATGCCGTACTGCGCGCCCTGCTGACCCTGGTTGGCATAGAGGTTCGCAACGTTTCCAGCCGTCTGTTGCCCCTGGCTCTGCAAGCCGGACAGCCGGTTGAGATAGTTGTTGTAGTCCTCCGAGCCGCGCCGCAGGCTCTCTTGCGCGATGGCAGCAGGAGCGACGCCAGAACCACTCAGCCCCCGTGCGTTCAACGTCTGCATGATGGCGCGGGATGCAAACTCGTTGTTTGCGTCGCGGAACGGATCGGCCTGATAGTTCTGCATGAAGGTCTGCTGTGCCGCCTGCCCGTTGAGGCCAAGCGCATTGCCGTACAGCGCGTTGGCGTTCTGCCCGGTTTCAGAATACGGCTGATAGGCCCCGGCAGCCTGTTTGGTGCCGCTCGCCAGCGAGGACAACGCGTTGCGGTAGCCAGTGTTCACATCCGAGCGGGCCTGCCCGTAGGCCTGATTGGCCGTCCCGTAGCCGGCGGCCAGATTGCCGCGTGCTGCGTCATAGCCCTTGTTCACCGTCGCCGTGGAATCGGCATAGGCGTTTTTCATGTCGCGGCGCTGGTCGCTGCCGGTCAGTGATCCGAAGAAAGAAATGGCCGCCTCCTATTTGGCTGGACGTTAATTAGGTCGCCTTGATGCCAAAGCCGATGGCTTCAGACCGGGTTGCGGATGCTGGCAAGGGACGGTACGTGCAGCCAAGGCTGCTTTGCGCGCTGACAAAAATCTTGCCTGAGAACAAGTTGTTCGTCGTGTCGGCCAGCGTCGTCAGGTTATCGCACGACGCCGAACTTGGAACGTCTGGCGGGCTATACCCGCACATCCCGAGCGCGACGATGGCCCCGCCCGCTGGCGTGCTCAACGATAGAGCCGCCGTGGTCGTTGACGCACCCGTATCCGTGCTGTGCAGCGTCGATCCGAGATTGATAGTCTTGAACATCACAGCGTTTGACAGCGTCGCCCCCGTATTAAACGACACCGTCAGTGATGTGCCTGAGTTGACCTCAGCCGACATCAGCACGAAATCATGCACCAGTGTCGTGACAGCCGTCACGCGCGGCTGCCAGTGGATGGTTGCGGAGACCCCGCCAATGGTCTGGCTTGTCACGTTTGGAGATACACCGCTAACTGATGTGTACCGCAGCAACACCCATGCCCGGCGCTTGTTCAGTCCCTTGGGAGCCGTCCCGAAATTCCCGGAAAACGAATAGGACGAATGCGCGCCGATATAGCCTGTCTCATCGACATAGGACAGCGACGGCGTTTCTATCGGGAACCCGCCGACGATCACGCACCTCACGGAACGGCTCGCTCGAACTTGACGCTGAACCAGACGTTCTTAGCGCCCGACAGGCTGCTGACCGTAAATCGAAGATCATCACCCGCCGCAAAGACATTGCCACCCGACGCCGTGTTAGTGACCTCTGTCGTCGAGACGGAATTGGCAAGCCCGGTTATGGCGGTCGTGTTCTTCTTGGCCGTCAGCGTGCAGGTTCCCGTTGAGCACCGCGTCGTCATGGTCTTAACCGTGATCGCAAAGGGGACGTTGATCCAGACCACATAATCCTGCGCTTCCGGATACTGGATGATGCCTGAAACACAGTCCGTGACGGTCATCGCGCCAAACGAGGGCAAAGCAGACGCCCCATTCGATAGCAGCGGATTGCCTGATGTGCCGGCTCCAACCTGCTGCAATGCTCCCGTCGCGGTCGTGCCGCCTGCGATTACCTGATATGTGCTCAACGTCGCCTTGCCGGTCCCGCCATTGGCAACGGGCAGAACGCCGGCCACCTCACTTGCCAGATCGGTATCAAGCGCCGATGCGTCGGCAAGGTCGTTGTGCGCCTTCGCCAAGCCTTGCAAGAGTTGATACCAGGGCTTTTCAATCAGGACCGGCTTGCCATCGGGCCGGATGATCGGAACGGAAGCAACCGGGATGTTGACCCGCTCGACCATCACGCCCCCAGCTTGTCGGCATCAATGGCCAAGCCGGAAATCGCCCGCGCAACAGACGCCGAGCACGCCAGCCGCAGCGTGCAGCCGTTCGGACCGAACATACCGAGCCGGTAGGTTTTCAGCCGTCTCAGCCGGTCTCCCGCAACACCAAGCGCAATCCGGCGTTCCGCCCCGAACGTCTGTCCGCCATCGTTCGAAGTCGAGACCATCAAGACGGGGTTTGCGTTTTCATCGAGCGGCCCGCCCGTGCCAACGCCCGGCACCGCATCCACGAACAGCGCATTTATCCGCATACCATAGGGGGCCGAATGCACCACCGGCGGGATCATCTCCATGACAATAGGCTCACCGCCCTCGGTCGCAACGTCCTTGTCAACCCGGTAGATGGCTCCGGTCTGATAGTCCCCGATCAGCGTCATGCCGCGCCATTCGATGGCCTGGACGCCACGCCAGTTCGTCTGGCCGAAGCTTCTCAGCTCGCACCAAAGACCCGTTCGCATGTTGTAGGCGATCGTCCATGTCTCGCACGTCCAGGCCATCCAGGCATGGCCCGTCGATTTGTCGTTCCAGCCAAATCCGTAGATCGTTGTCGTCGCGCTCGCGATCATCCGCTCCTGCGCGTGGTTGGAAATCCGCCGCCCGGAATAGCCGTCCTGAATGCGCACCGTCCCATCCATCGCGATCCAGGCCACGGCCCGGTCGAGCTGCACGATCGTCTTGGCCGCAGCGCACCCCAGGTTGATCGAGGCGATTGGCGTGAACGGAAAATTTCCGCTGCCATCCGGGCTGTTGGACCACCATTCAATGGACTTTGCGCCAAAGATCATGGCGTCACGCTCGCCGCCGATGGCGTGCAGCGTTGCGTCCGGGTTTTTCTGCGCCCGCCCGTAATCGAGCGGAGCGATTGAGGTGCCGTCATCCTCGGCGGAAATGAACACCCGGTCAAACGTGGTTGGAAACAGGAAGTACCCGTCGATATAGCCGACGCTCGTTGGGGCTGGCAGATCGGCATCCGAGATCGTCGCAATCGACGTACCCGTGATGATCCGGCCCGTTCCGTCCGAGACCAGTGCAACCTGTGGCGTAGGCGAGCGCCGGTTGGAGGCCAGATACACATCGCCATCGGCCGGCAGCGTGACGATGGCCGTCTGAGCGCCAAGCGCATCGATGGCCGTCACGTTGCGGCCAGCGACCACATAGAGATAATCATCCGTCGCCAGAAAGGCGCGCACGCCCGTCACGCCGGAAGCCGTCCCCGTTGCCGGGACCGTGGTCCACACGTCAAGGCCTGACATGGCATAGACCGTCAGAGGCGCTTTGGCGTCGTCGCCGGTCTGCTCGGCATAGCAGTTCAGGAGCCGCGCCGATCCCTCCATCTTGAAACGTGCGTTATTGGTCTGCGTGGCGATGGAGACTGGGACGAGTGTCATTCCACTACCCTCCGCCAGCACCATGTCACAGTGCCATCCGTAATGGCCGTTCCGGTTCCGGCCGGACCGCCGCTTGAATCTGACGTTCCAGCCGTCACGACCTCATAGAGGTTTGAATTGTTCACCGCGAACGTGCGGGCCGCATAAACGGTATCGGGTTGCCAATCGGTATAGTCATGGGCGTCGCCAAGAATATAGGTGTCTGAGCAATCCGGTCCTGTGCTTGTGAGAGCTGTCTCAAACGTGCTTTTGGGAACGACAAAGTAGGCGGCCTGAATGGCCTTCCAAGCGTTGTCGGCGTCACGCGCAAGAACCTGCCCGACAGAAACCCCGTAGTCCTCAGCCAGCCGCACGGCCAGCATGGCGACGATGCCATGCTCGAACCGGCCGTCGAACGGAAGAGTGTTGCCGCTCAGCCCTTCTGCATTCCAGCTCTCAATCATAGCGCCAAGGGCCTCACCCGCGTCCTCAATATCCACGGCTGATGCCGATGCACCTGCCTGGATAATCCCTATCCGCTTGAGAGCCCGTTCGCAGATCTGCGTCTGTGTCGCCATCGATCCCCCTGAAAGAGAGGCGGGCCACGACAGCCCGCCTCAAATGCGTGTTAGGTGCCAGCGAAACGCACGGTCAGGCGCGGATCGATGAGCTTGCGCCCGTAAAGCAGGTCCAAGCGCCATTTCGAGATGTCGTTCGTTGCGTCGTAGGTCGGGATCAGGCGAACAGACAGGTTCTTGTAGCTCTGGCGCGTTCCGCCATAAGCTGCAGGCGGCATTTCCATCGGCACAACCGCCAGCGCCATTGCATTTTTGTGGAACGCAAGGTTCTGCCGGTAGGCCGTGGACGCCGTGCCGTCGAACACGAGACCGGCGTTATCGGCCGGCGCCACATTGACGGTCTGATATGGACCGGACGTGATGATGGGCGGCGAAATCGTCAGCGTCAGGTTGCCGGACGCATCCGAAGATCCATCCGAGATAACGACAAACTGCTGATCAATCGCCGTCGCAACCTTCGTCTTCGGGTTGACCATCTTGAGCTTGGCCCCAGATGTGCCTGCCGCATAGATCGTGAACACGTCGCCAGCCTTGACGCGTGCCGCTGCCGACGCCGTCCAGCCGTCCGTGATCAAGCTCTGCGTCCAGGCGTTTTTCGCAGTATCATACGACACGTTCTGCGTTGCGCCGTTGACCAGGGGCGTACCGCCCATCGGGCCAACGGTATGCGTCGGAGTGACCTGGGACATCATCGTGGCGATGCCGCCAAGGTCGCCAAGATCGCCCGAGCGGTAGGCGCTGCCGACGAGAGACGGAGCATAGAGGGCCGTCTGCGATCCAACCAGCCCCCAGAAATCGGACGGACACAGGATGGCATGGCGGTTGTCCGTCGGGATCGCCATTTCATCCATGCGCTCAGGAGCCTTGGAGAAATCGCTGAAGCTATCCACGCGCGTGCCCTGCGTTCCCACAAGGTTATACGTGCCACGGTACATCTGGGTCAGCACGTCAGACGCCAGCTCGTTGGCGATCCGGCTCATGGCGGGCTTGATGATCCGTTCCGCCATGTCCTCGACCTTCAAGGTCAAGTCCGTTGACGTGAACTGGAAATCAATGCCGATCTGCTGGTCAACAACCAGCGTCGTCTTGCCTTCGATCACATCCTGAGCGCTCATGGTCGCGCCGGAGCGGATCGTGAAGTCAGCCGGGCGGCGGATCGAAATCGTGTCGCCCTTTTTGTAGCCGTTCACGGTCGAAGAAAATTCCTCCTCGTGCGCGCGGTACATCTTGTTAATGACACCAAGCTCGTTTTCGAGGATGGGCAGCGCGATCTTGGCAATCACGTCCGCAGTCAAGGTGTTGTTAGCCATCGTGGTCTGTCCTGTCTAAGAGATGGCCCTAGCGAATGATGCCAGCCTTGCGAAGCTGGGCAGCCATATCGTCGGTGCTCGCCCGGCCCGGATCGAAGGCCAGGGGATTTGCGCCGCCGCTCAAGGTTTGAGCCGGTCTAGGAGCTGTTGAAACACGCTTGGGTTCTGGCGCGCTGAGACGCGCTTCGATACGGCCAAGCTCGATAAGGGCCTGATTGGGTGCAGACTCGAATTTGTTGAAAAGTGCCCGGGCCTCGTTTGGGTTCTTGCCAAGCCAATAAGCGATCTCAGCACCCAGATCGCTTTCCACGATGTAGGGTGCAGCCCGTGCGTGAATGGGCGTGTCCTTTGTGACGACCTGATCGAAATCAGGCATCCGGTCGCGCGCATCTTCGACGGCCTCAGACCACGCATCCTTCATGCGCTGCTGATCTTCCAATGCGGCGCGTTCACGCTCCTGGGTGAGACGCTTTTCCGTGTCTTCCGCCTGCGACTGCCGGACTTTCCAGGCTGTGCGCTCTGCCAATTCCTCGGTTGGGTCTACGATCTGTGAGAAATCCGGCGGGGACGTTTGACGCAGTCTCGCAACCTCGCCTTCCAGCATGGCCAGCCGTTGCGGAATGACCGCTTTGGCTTCTTTGTATTCCTGCCAGCGCTGCCGATTGCGTTCCTGACGCTTTTCCTTCCACGTCTTTGGCTTGTCATCGTCCTGCGATTGATCGGTCTGATCGCTCGCGGTCTGGTCCTGGGCTCCTGCGGGCTCTTTTGCCTGCGGCTGCTGTCCTGCGGGCGTTTCCGCCTGCGGAGTTGTCGTCTGCACGTCTTGCGCCGTAACCTGCGACGCGGCGGTGTCCGTGCTGCCTTGCGGCGCCGGAATGGTAAGATCCATATTGTCCTCTTGATTTAACGTCCGGCTGGCCGGCCAAACTCAGGCCGCTGCGGCTGCTGTGTAGGCTCACGCAACTTCTTCAACTTCAACGCATTATCGAGATGCACGCCTTGAACCTTGGCGGCTTCCTGTTCGGCCTTGGCCTGCTGCTGGGAAGCGGTCGCCTCGGCGCTCTGCAATTCAAACTGCATGGCCTGTGCCTGACCCTGGGCCTGCATCTCAGCCATGGGGTCTTGCGGAGGTGCCGCAACGGCCTGCGGATCTTCCATATGCAAAAGCTGCGGCGGGAGAAGCGCCTT